CAAAGATTTGATTTGATCTTTCTGAGTACGGATCTTATCTTTGATGATTCCATTCATCGCGGAGAAGATACGAATATCCAAAAGATCCTCAATCACCTCACGGCGGTTAGCAGAGGTCAACTGCATGAAGGGAACAAAGGTGCTGCTACCCAGAATAACAATCTGGGTGAAAGACTTATAGTTTACCTTGAGAATATTTTCTTCTAGAATACGTTGATTGGAACGATCATCTGCTTCTTTGTGAAGAGGAGATCCATTAACCTCAATATCAAAGATATTTGGTTTAATCCCACGACGCACAAGATACTCTCTATTATTCACAGAGAACTCAATCTCCACACAACAATCTTTCTCATTGGTTGTGTTTGGAAGTTGTGGTTTATTAATCTTACGAAATGGTTTATTAAAGAGAACAAACGTTAGAGCATCCAAAATTGTGGATTTACCAGCTCCGTTTGTCCCAATGATAAGATTAGTGTTGTGTTTTTGAAAATCAACTTCAGTCCACTGATTTCCCGTAGAGAGAAAATTTTTCCATTTAATCTTGTGAAAGGTTATCATTCAATTTCGGGGGAATAACGATATCGTTCGGTGTCACCACAGCGTACTTGTAATTATACATCCTACAAGTTTTTATGGCAAGAGCATCATCAACTTCTACTACATCCATTTCAGATTCTTCTTGTTCTTCTAGCAGCAAAGCATATCGTGTGGCATCATCCTCTTCCTCAAATAAAAAGAGGACTTTATCACCATCTTGATCAATTACAGCATAAGCACCATCATCTTTACGATCTCTGATTGCTAAAAGAAACATTATTCTACTTCACACGCTTCTCTGTAAATACTCTGAAAGATATTTTTGATTCTATCTTTGTCAAGAGATACCTCAGACTCTTCAATATATCTATTCAAGATCGTCATTGTGTTTTCATCTTCACTAATCTCAAAATCCTCACTCTCTTGGATTTCAAAGTTTTCAATGATCTTTAGATCTTGAACTCCAACGCTGTAGAGTTTATCAATGAACTTCTCAAAGTCTTTTGGTTTAGACTTCTTACGAACAATGACCTTAACATTCTTATTTTCATACTCCGTAGCATCAAACATTTGATGTGGAGTATCCTCATAGTAGATGTTATAAAACATCTTATAAGGATTATTGATAGGGAAATGTTCTAGAGTTTCAGTATCGAAGATATGGAATCCCCGAGTATCATTTACATCTGTCCAAAACATCTCATAAGGATTGCCTAGGTAGAAGATTCGCCCATCATTCGATCGAGTGTGATAGTGTCCCGAGTAGACCCGCTCGAACTTCTCAAATAGTTTGCTCTCAGTACCATGCTCCATGACGAGCGATCGATTAACTCTAAATCCTTGGAGTTCCAAGTGCCCCATCGCACACCTGCAAACAGTCTTTTTGATAGTGTTGAGAGATAGTTCTTCATTTTCTTGATTAATCCAGGGTAAAAATAAAATATCAAGACCACCAATATTCACTTCGGTGGGCTTACTGTAAGTTTTTATATTGGTATAAGTTTGTAGAAGCAATTCTGGAGAATTCACTTCATTCGTATTCTTGTAATATGTGTCATGATTACCAACAATCATATGTACATCATACTCTTTCAAAGGATCAAAAACAACTCGCTTTGACCATTCAAGACTTTGATAGTCGATTGATTTACGACTATCAAAAGCATCTCCCATATGAATGACTGCTTCTACTCCATGTTCTTCCAAAGAAGGAAAGAATACATTCTTGTAAAATAGTTCGAAGTAATCGTGCAAATGTTTCGATCCTTTGCGGGCACCGTAATGGGTATCCGTAATAATGGCAACCTTCATCGAGACTTATACTGAATATTGTCCTTAATCGTATTATAGTCGCTCATGCTGCCAGAAAGCAAGCTATCATCAACCATCATAACTTCATCAAAACCAGTCTTTTCAATGATCTTGGTCTTGATCTCCAACTGTTTCTTTTCTTTCTGAATGCGTCTCAAGAAGGCGTAGTGAATGATCTGAGTGAAGTAAGCAAATGGATTACTACTCTTATTTGGATCAAAGTTGTGAATATATTGAATACAATTTTCTATGCCATCAGAAATCATGTCATCTCGGAACATATAGTTCACAAAATTCGGTTTGTAAGACAGGTGAGTGGCAATCTTGAGGAAACACTCTCCAAGATAGTTTGGAATGGTAGGTTTACCTTCCCAATGCTTCGCTCTATCTTCCCTAGTGGGTTCTCTACCGTTGATCTCTAAGAAACCGAATTTCGTGAACTACATGTTCCGAGATGATATGATTTCTGATGGCATCGAAAATTGTATTCAATATATTCACAAC